TCCTCGCGTAAGGTGTACTGCGTTGGTTGGTTTTCCCAATCGTCCTCGTCGTCCATGTCGAAGTCGTTGGCTTCATCGAGGGTCTCCTGACCCTCTTCGGCGGCCTGTCGAGAGATGTTCTCTCGGACCATCCGCTGAATCATCTGAGTGAGCGACTCCGGCCGCTGGGCATGCGGTGGGAGGTCCATTGGTCTCGGGTCGGGGATTTCCCGCCCGCGTGCATCGTGAGGCATCAGAGAATCTTCCCTATGGTGGAGTGACCGAGGAAGCGACGGCACTGGATCGAATGGGAGAACATCCCCCAAATCGAATTGGCTGTCTGCTCAGCGTGGATCCGCTTGGTTGCGTCGCACAGGACGAAGGACTGATTGAGCGCGGGCTCGCCCGCGAACGATCGGGCCATGTGCCAATAGTTGAGCGTGTCACGGAATTCACCCGTGACGATGCTTGGCTGATGGCGGTACTCCGCGTAGCGGTTCTGGTAGCCGAAGACACCATCCGGTGTCGTGTGGTTGGCATAGACCTCCTGATTGTAGATCTCTTGCTGACCGACGTGTTCCAGCTCGCGCTGCCAGTAGTCCTCCTTGGTCTTCTTGAGGTAGGAGCGGTGAACACCGTCCGTGTACATCGACCTGGGCCTCAGGGAAGCGAGGGACATGACGATCCCGTGTTCTTCGAAGAAGCGGACGAACCGCCGGGTACGAAGGGCTGCGATACCGTGACCCTTGAGTGTGCCGACAGGCTCCGAGGCTGCTTCATCAGCACCTGTCTTCAGAATCTCGCTAAAGCTAACAGTAGTCTTGCCGCCACCCAAGTACTCAGGACGCTGCAGGCGAGCATCGGATGAGCGGACGCCCAGATAGCGCAGATACTCAGTATAACGAGAGCCATATTGTGCACGTGCCTCTTGGTAGCGCTGGAGAGCGAATGCGAGCCGCAGGTCATTGATGGATGCGGCAGTGGCGAGAGAGAGATCGGCAGAGAGCTTCGGGTCCTGCCAGTTCATTTCGGCGGCGGGAGTCTGAAGCGTGGTCATCAGATCATCACCGCTGGTCTTGGAACTCAGCGAGGAAACGGTAGCACCGAACTTGAAGGTAGGCGCACCTGAACCAATGACGGGAGCGGAGGGACCGAGGGGCAGCGTAACCGTGTTGCCCTTGGTGACCCATGGCCGGGCCGACGTGAAGTAGTCCTTTTCCCAACAGATGGGACCCATGCCTTGCTGGGTGTCTGCACGCTCCGGGGAGAGGTCCTGATCTCGGTAGTACTCATTCCAGATCTTGTTGTACGCCAGCACCGGGAACGACAGTCTGTCGCCGTTATAGCCTGGAGGGATACCGAGGTAGTCCTCGATCTCGTAAGAGTTGACCACATCAGAAAGAATCGGCGGGGAATCAGTGTTGAGACCGTCCGGACCGCCTGTGATGAAGTTTTCCCAGCCTTCCCAAAGAATGCGGTAGGGAACGAAGAACGTATGGATGCGCACCGATACCGGGTGCATGACAGGGGCGACCAGAGGGGAGACGCGCAAGAGCGCGGAGGATCCCATGCGAACAGAATCGCCGGGGAGAACCTCGAAATGGCCGACAGGGACTAGCCATCCCATGTCGAATGTCGCAAGTTGGTAGTGCGACAACGAATGTTTAGAACGCTTCATTAGAACACCTTCAATTGATTGGCGAGACGCTCGCGAGCGCGAGCTTTGTTGAGACCGCCGAGCCTGACACGCTCGTCGCGTGAGACTTGGTCTGGTGTGCGGTCAGCACGAGCGAGGATCTTGGCCTCGCGAACTATTGACGGCTGGTTGCCGTGCCAGCCTATCTCCTCCCGAAGTTTGGAGCGAAGGTAACGACCGAGGGGAAAGAGGCGGTTTTCAACGCGGACCGCCGCTGAGACATCCCCTTGTTCCATGAGAACTTGAGAGCCTCCCTTGGTGAAGTAGCCGGGAGCGTAGAACTTGAGCGCGGGTGCACCGATGCCTGGCTTGAGACTCATGCGCGCGAACTCTGGATGGCGACCGTCGAGACGAGCATCGTCAGGGTCGGTCATCTTCTTGGTGACGTAACCGGCAATGTACGCCGCTGATTTCTGTTCAAGGAGCCCGCAATGGACAAAGCCTTGGCCCCATGCCTGGGCGATTTCCTGTTGATAGATCAGGGGACAGACACCGAAAAGGGCCACGTGGTAGTGGGGACGGCCGAACTTGTCGCCGTACTCACCGACTAGGAAGTAACGAAAGGACCCGACACGCTTCCGCAGCCGCTTCAGGAAAAGTGTGGCATCACGTGGCACGAGGGACACCGGGTTATCCTTGTAGGTCAGAGTGACGAAGGAGGAAGACTGGAAGCACATCGACTCCAGAACGATCCTTGCAGTCCACATCCGGCGCTTATTGACTCGACAGGACATGCACTGACCACACCCGAACTCTTCGTGTTTGGTGCGAAACGGGTTGGCGCAGAGCAACGGCAGTTACATACGGAAACCGATCCGGCGCAGCCGGCCAGTACCGCTCCGGTAACCACGACGGCGAGAGCGACCACGCGAGGGGCGTGCGCGACGAAAAGAACGACGACGGCGATAAGCCATTTGAGTACTCCTACCATTGACGCTTGAGGAACTTACGAGCCTTGCGGTATGCACGGCCCGACTTGACACCGAGGGAATAGCCCTTGGCTTCCACCTTACGGCGGATTCGGTTGATTGCTTCGGGGGCGATCCAGTCGCGAACGTCGAAGTTGGGGTCTACGGCCTTGTTGGCGTTGTACCACTGGATGAACGAGGGGATGGATTCGAACGTGGATTCCATAGCCTCGGCGAGATCGGCGCTGCTTGTGGCAAAGACTGCGCGGCGACCATCCGGGGTTGAGAATTGACGGTAGCCTGCCGGGACGCCGGCGACGAGGCTGCCGGCTGTGTTGGTTGAGGGAAGGTCAGGGGCGAGGGGCGTTACCGTGTTCGCTGGAACCTTCTGGCGGGTGGTGTCGATGGTCTGCCCGCCAAAGATAGAGCCCGCGTTGCCTCCCGATTCCTTTGTGTTGGGCTCGGGAATGAACTTGAAAGACCCGGACACGGCTTTGAGCCTTTCCGCCTGGAGGAGCGCTGTTTCGGCATAGGTGCGGTCCAGTCCTGCTTGAGCTTGGGCGAGCTGCAGGTCTATGAGCTTCTGTTCCGTGGGGGAGAGCGTCGCTTTGCGCGCGCGGGAGATGTCTTGGCCCATTTGCGCCAAGTGCGAACCTGTCGCGTCCATGACTGGCGAGAATGACGGAATTTGCGCGCCAAGAGCGTACAGAGGGTGCAGGCCCGCGGCTTTTGCATCTTTGACTCTCCACTGAATGCCTTTCTTGGCGAATTGCTTCTGTGCCTTGATTTGGCTGCGGGCCGAATCGTAGCTGACGAGGGCGCCGAGGCCACTCGCTGCAGCATCCCAGTTTATGCCCATCGTCTTGTCTCCTTGGTGTCACCTGACATAGTGGGCATCGAGGAGCCCACTGATACTAACTCTATGCGCAAGTGAAGTTACTTGCAAATGTCCGCTTGGGGTAGCGCTGGGGGCCGCCACGGGCGCCCCAGCGGCGTCCGGCTACGCCGAGGGAGAACATGACGCTTTTGCGTCTTGAGCGGTCCTGACAGGGTTTCCTGAGCTTGGACCGCAGGGTTTTGCTTGACCGCATCTCCTTGCGGAGGCTTTGCGGGGAAGAGGGAGGGGTTAAAGTCCACGGCAGATAATCGACTGACCGGGGAAGTTTTCTCTTGGCTATCGGCCTAGAGAAGGGTTCCGACCGGCGCACCGCTCGCGCGATGTTTACCGCCGGCGGGATAATCCACTGCGTGGAGACCAGTGGCAGCCGGGCGAGCCGGCTAGCGAGCGAGGGGATGGGTTGTATGAGCTCGCGCCCTGGAGGAGTTGGATTGAATTCCCTTCCGGGGCCGACCCTTAGAGGAGAAGAAGAACCGGGCCGGCTGTTTGTTCGTTTGCGTCTGTTTGCCATAAAGACCTAGTTACACGAATGCTATTCATTGCACTAGCGTGATTGGTTGTTGTGGTAGTAGACCGGGAGAAGAGGTTTGGCAGTGAGGGGAATGAGAACGGGGGCCGAAGCCCCCGTCCGTTCAGCTATCGAGGGGCAGGCTTTCCTGCCGCTCGCGACTGTACCGGAGGTCCAGCTCCAGTTGCAGCATGTCGCGCAGTCGCTGGATCCGTGCTTGAGCGCGGGTTAGATGCTCGAGGTTGGACCTCAACATCAGAAGGTCCTGCTCCTGAAGGAGAGGCTTCATGTACCCGTTCACCGGGTACGTCCCGATCCGGCGGGCCGTCGTCACCAGTTCGTGAAGTGTCTCCGCCAGAATGTTGCTCGGAATCGGGTTCGGCATAGTCGGGCTCCTCGCGTAAGGTGTACTGCGTTGGTTGGTTTTCCCAATCGTCCTCGTCGTCCATGTCGAAGTCGTTGGCTTCATCGAGGGTCTCCTGACCCTCTTCGGCGGCCTGTCGAGAGATGTTCT